ACCATGCCCAAAAAATGGCAGAAACTTCTCGACTGGTTACTTCAGGGACCCGAAAGGGTTCCTAAATTTCAAAAAGATTGGGCTAAGGAAAACAAGATGCACGAGGATTCGATTCGTCGTATTAAACGTGATGCCCGTTTTGCTAAGGAGTGGGATCGCCGTGCGGCTGAATTGAATATTCATCCTGAGAGAACGCAGGGTGTGATTGATGCTTTGCACGCTCAGGCTGTTGGTGGTTCTACTCAGGCTGCATCTTTGTATTTGCAGTATATTGAGAAGTTTACTCCTCGTCGTAAGATTGTTGTCGAGGATCGTGATGCGGCTGCTATGTCTGATGACGAGTTGGCTGACGAGTTGATGGCTCAAGTCCATCATTTAAGGGTGGTTGAAGATAATGGTTGATAGATGGAATCCTGATGATCGTTCTTTGGCTATGCGTAGGCCAATGACTTTGAATGAGCAGGCAATGGCGGACGCTGCTATTGCTGCGAGACAGGAATCTTATTTTGGTGGGTTAGGTGATGTTATTTCAAATGTCGCTAATTTCAGGTTTGGTTCTGGTTCGCAGATTCCTTTAGCGGGTATTAGGGGTGTTACTCCTCAAACTGGTATAGGTGATATAGCGAATGTTGGTAAGGATATGCTGATTCCTTTATTGGCGAGTGATCTTGGGGTTGAAGGTCCTATGGCTGCTATGCCGATTCCTATTATTGGGGGGAAGGCTGCTAAGACTGGTATTGGTGCGGCTAAAAAAGCGGTTGGTAAGATTGGTCCTGATAGGGCGCGTTTGCTTAGAGAAATTGAAGAGCAGTCTAGGCGTACTCGTAAAGGTTCTGGTTCTTCTGGTGGTACTGCTAAGGAACGTATGACTCAAAGAATTGAGGAGAATCCTGCAGTGGGGGCGCAAAATAATCCTGATCGGTGGAGATATCAGCCTAGCGAAAAAGAAGCAGATTTGGCTAAAGGTTTAGGTACAGGTAGACCGAGTTCTTATTGGAATAAACCACCGTTGGAAAGAACAGAGTTGGAGTGGACAACTCCTAGGGGGGCTGCTGTTAAAGAATTGCGTGATAAAGGTTTAAGTTATTCTCAGATAGGTAAAGAATTGGATATTACTCCGACTGCTGCACGCGGTGCGTATAAAAAAGCGGAGAAAGATATTGCTAGTGGTATGAGAGATGTTCGTATCATTAAGGGTGGTCCGGCTGCTCGTCAAAGAATAGCGGAAGAAGACCAATTTAAACAAATGGCTAAATGGGGAGAAATGCGTGCGCCTGAACCTCATACTGATATAGATGGTTTTGATTGGGCTAATGCAAATAAAAACCATGTGGGTATGGGTAAAACAAGCGGTTACTCGGAAGCCGATATTAAACGTTTTTATTTACAAGAAGAACTTCCTCAAACTAAACCTTCTTTTGATAGTACGACTGGTAAAAGAACGCCTTTAGAAAATCAAAAATTTAATGATAGGTTAATAGAACAGGCTCCTGTAGAAACTGTTCAAAGGGCGTTGGCTAGATATGAGAATGATTTGGCTGATTGGAATATTTATTTGGGTGATAGGCGTAGTGCTCATTTTGCTCGAAGAGCGGCTGAAAGAGAATTGCCTAGCAGTGGTGCAACAACCGCTAATAGAAGACGTTTTCAAGATCCTAATGCAAGATGAAATTCGTGAAGAATCCCTTGGTGAACATCCTGAAGGGTTGGTTTATAATGGTGCATTTTCATCTGAGGAATACGATGTTTTTTCCGACGATGAAGAACTCGTTTGCGGTTTGGAAAACCCTGAGACTTGTGAATCATGCGAATGAAACCGCCTTCAGGGAAAGATTGGATAATCATAACGATGATGGCGATAGTTGGAACTTCTACAGTGTATCTGGTGGGGGCGTTATCCCGGATCGTACAATCGTGGTTCCAGTAGATGAATAAAACAATTAAACTTATAGCAGCCATCACTGGTTTGCTTGTTGCTATTGGTACTCTTATTGGGGCTATTACTGTTACCTTAGGAAAAGGTGATGATAGCGCTAAGTATTCGTATACTACGATAGTGTTGGATTCACCTGAGAAGTATCAGGAATTTTTGATGAACCATCCGGGGTGAGATATGAATTGTTGGCATTGTAAAACAGAGTTAATTTGGGGCGGTGACCATGATCTCGATGACGATTCAAGACCGGCGATTATGGATGATTCTTATAAGATGGTGACTAATTTAAGTTGTCCTGAATGCAATGCTTTTGTTGAAGTTTACGTGTAGTGTCTCGTTTAACAGAGTTACAACAAGAGGCTGAGTGGAGGCGTTGTGAGAGAGATGAGTCTTATTTCCTACATAAGTATTGGCATATCGCTCATCCTGCTCATGGCCGTATTCTTTTTGATCTCCGACGCGCACAATCAACAGCGTTACAACACTGGGACCGACATCGTTATAGTCTCACGTTAAAAGCACGTCAGATTGGGTGGACTACTCTTGTTGCTGCTCACCAGTTTTGGTTAGCATTCTTTTTTTCTGATCAGAATATTATTGATCTTTCGCGTACTGAACGTGAATCTGTGTTGTTGTTAAGAAAATCAAAGTATGGTTTTCAACATTTACCTGAATGGATGGTGGAACGTGGTCCGAAATCGCTTGTCGAGCATCAGCAGAAAATGGGGTTTGATAATGGTTCTCAAATTACTTCGATGCCTTCAGCATCCGATCCTGCTAGAGGTGAGTCGGCTACGTTGGTTGTGGTTGACGAATGGGCGTTCCTTCCAAATCCTGAGGAAGCGTGGGCTTCTATAGAACCTGTCGCTGATGTTGGCGGTAGGATTATAGGTTTGTCTACTGCTAACGGTTCTGGTAATTTTTTTCACGAATTGTGGGTAGGTTCTGAAACTGGTACTAACAGATTTGAACCAATGTTTTTTCCGTGGTCTGCTACTGAAGATAGGGATGAGACTTGGTATCAGTCTAAAAAAGAATCTATGTTGGCGTGGCAGTTGGCTCAAGAGTATCCAACTAGTCCTGAAGAGGCGTTTATTAAATCAGGTAACCCAGTGTTTGATTTAGATGTCTTGGATAATATGGCAAGTCAAGTTGAAGAAGGACAAAAAGGATATTTGTGGAGTCCCTATCCTGATATGGTGGAGTTTAGAAAAGATGCTTACAGTTTGGCGTGAGCCACAAGATAATCATATTTATTGTATAGGGGTTGATACTTCAGAAGGTTTAATTCATGGAGATTATTCTTGTGTTCAAGTATTAGATGTCCGTAGTGGTGAACAAGTTGCTATTTGGCATGGTCATATACCACCGGATACTTTGGCTAATGAAGTGTATAATTTAGCGTTGTGGTATAAAGATGCGTTGACTTGCGTTGAATCTAATAACCATGGTTTAACAACTATTGTGCAGTTACGTCATTTAGGTCATCCTAATTTATTTCGTAAAAGGTCGTTAAATCAGGCTACAACTAAGGTTTCTCAAGAGTTTGGTTGGAAAACTACTCGTACTACTAAACCTTTATTGATTGACGATCTCGGTATGGCTTTAAGATCAGAGGAGTTAACGATTAGGGATAGGTTTACTTTAGCGGAGTTGCGTACTTATGTCCGTAATGAACGTGGAAGTATGAGCGGTTCTCCTCACGATGACCGTGTTATGGCTCTCGCATTGGCTAATGAGATGCGACAGTATGCGTTTATGCCTGAATTTGTTAAAAGAGTTGATGATTATTGGACAGTGGATTGGTTTGCTAGATTGGTTAAACCAGAGGAAACTGCCGATATGCACATAGGAAAACACAGTATGCGTGGGACACTGTAAACATAGTATTTAGGAAACTTTTAGGAACCATTAGGAGGTTTCGATTATGGCAAGATTTGTATCGCACACTAGTGCTAGTCAGAATGTTGATGGTAAAGGCACTAACGGCGGTAATAACGTAATGGAACGTGGTGGTTCTGTTGTTGCTAACCCTATATGGGAACCAGCAGCACCTCAGTCACCTCGTCAACGTTTGGATGATCCAAAATACGCTAACATGACAGGTGGTTATGGTGAGATTTCTGTGAAAGAAACACCATTCAATCAGCATGGAACTACAGGAAACGTCGAGCCTGCACAACCTCAGCCAGATTTGGCTGGGCATAACGCAGCGCCTCATACAAAGCGCCCGTAAACGTGGCGGTCCTCCCACGCGAGGCAACATACGAAGAGTTTGTTTCGTATGTTCAGGACTTTCGCGGTCCAGTCTCAGATGCAGAACTGGATGAGTTATGGGAACGTCGTCAAAAACTACTTGGTATCAAATTCGTAACTGGAGCGGTCTCCCGCTCACTGTTACCGCCCGACGAGCAGCATTTGACTTTACGAGAAAGAGAAAACAAACTAGTAGGCGAGGCGTTAGCGCAAGGCCGTAACATAGAGAAAGTCTAATGGCTAAAAAAACAAGAGCAGAACAATTTGAAACTGCTAAACGCCGACTAGAATCATCAGCCCGTTGGCGTGACGAAATGGGTTACGACTCATTATGGCAACGTATGGTTGATTTGTATCGTGGAAGACAATGGCCTAAGACAACTTTAACTAACGAAGATTTGATTGTAGTTAATCTTGCTTTTTCTACAATCAATGTTATCGCTCCTAGTGTTTCTGTTAATCACCCCAAAATAGTCGTTTCTGCTACTGAACAAGAAAACTCTGACAGGGCTGCTTTTGTTGAAGCAGTGGTTAATTATCTGTGGAGACACCATGATCTTCGCAAACCATTTAGACGCGCTATAAAAGATTTTTTAATTAATGGTCACGGTTGGTTGAAAGTCGGTTGGAAGTTTGTTGAACAAGAACGTACTTTAAGCGATACAGAACGTGAAGAAATGATAGATGAGGCTATCTTAGAAGCAGAAGCGTTTGCTATGGAAAATGCGGAATTAGCAGGTGGGGTTCCTACAGACGAAGAAATAATGATGACTCTTCCTGACAGCATGTCAGTAATAGTCGAAGATCAGCCTTTTGTGGAACGTGTTTCTCCTTTCGACATTTATGTTGACCCTGAAGCAACTTGCATGGAAGATGCCCAGTGGATTTGCCAACGTATTGTCCGCCCATTAGAAGAGGCTAAAAAAGATAAACGTTACAAAGCAGCGGCACGTAGGCGTTTAACAGCCGATGGTATTTTGTATCCAATGTTTCAAAATCGTCAAATGCAAGAACAAGAAGAGTTTCTTTTAGATGAAGATCGTGTAGCAATTTACGAATATTACGACATAACAGATAACACTATGTCAGTGTTTTCTCAAAGCGGTGAAGAGTTTCTAGTTGATCCTATGCCTATGCCTTACGCTTATGGTCAGCCTTTTGTAATGTTGCGAAATTATGACGTTCCTGATTTCTTTTACCCAATGGGTGATCTTGAATCAATAGAGTCTTTGCAATTGGAATTAGATAAAACACGTACTCAACTTATAAATGCACGTAAACGTTATGCTAGAAAGTATTTGTATCATGAACGTTCATTCGGTCCTGAAGGACGTGAAGCGTTAGAATCAGATCAAGATGGACGTTTGGTTCCAGTTGTTGATGAGAATAAACCTTTGCAAGAAGTTGTGGTTCCTATGCCTCAAACTCCTTTGTCTCCAGAGATTTATAATACTTCAGCAATTATTGAAGAAGATATTAATACTGTTTCTGGTGTTTCTGAATATGCTCGCGGTCAGATGCCTGAGATTAGGCGTACAGCCACGGAAGCATCAATTATCGCTGATGCGGGAAATGCTCGTGCGGCAGACAAATTAGCAATTGTCGAATTGAGTATTGGTCAAATAGCACGTCGGGTTATTCAGTTAATGCAACAATTTATGACTGGTGAGCAGATGGCTCGTATAGCGGGTAAAGGTGGAGAAGACATGTTCTTTACTTACACTCGTGAAGATATTGTTGGCGAGTTTGATTACACCGTTGAAGGTGGTTCAACTCAACCTATTAATGACACTATTCGTAAACAGCAGGCTGTCTCATTATTGAATGCGATGGCTCCGCTTGTCGGAACTGTTATAGATCCAACAGCGTTGGCTAAACACGTTCTAACTATGGGATTTGATATTAAAGATCCCGATAAATTTATCATGCAGCAACAACCTATGCCTATGGGTGCAGAGGAACCTCAACAACAAGGTCAACCTTCTGATGCTGGTATAGGTGCGTCGCAAGCAATGATGGAAGGTCTGGTACCTCAGCAAGGTGGCGCTTTTGACGCTACTGGCGGGGTTCCACCAGAACTGGTAGCACAACTTCGTGGACAAATGGGAGTTGAGTTGCCGGGTCTGTAGATCGCATGGGACAATGTGTCCTGTGATTATAGGAGCAGCCTTTTAGGACTCCAAGGAGAAAATAAAATATGGAAGAGGATGTAACGGAATCCACTCAGGTGGACACTCCAGAGTCTTCAGTTGAAGTTGCAGAGGAACCTTCTGGTGACACCTATGCCGTTAAGGTAGATGGTGAAAATCAAGAGGTCAGTCTTGAAGAACTTCGGGACGGATACCAAAGACAGTCGGATTACACACGTAAGACGCAGGAATTGGCTTCCGAACGTAAACGGTTACAGCAAGCGGAAGCAATAGTTTCTTCGTTGGAAACGGAC